GTCGAACAGCGCCGTAAGTTTCGACCGATCACGCACACCGGCCAGATATTCAGCGCGAATCTGTTTAGCACGCGACCACGGCATCGCCATGTAGCTATATTCCTGACACGGCGGCGAAGCGACAATCAGAGTCGCGTCCTTGAACTGCGATCCGTGCAGCGTCAGAACGTCTTGAAGAACCAGCTTTCCCGGATAGCGCATGTCGCCGTAGGCGTGTTCCTCAATGTCAAAGCCGATCACGTCATAGCCCTCCGTGAGCAGCCCTTCAGTCCAGCCGCCGAGTCCGCAGAACAGGTCAACGGCCAGCATCGCCGGCCTTCGCAATTTTCGCGGCGCGGCGCTTGCGCCGTTTTGCGGCTTGCGCTTCGACGGATGAATCCGTTGTTGGGTAAAACCAAACTACTCTGCCGATTGTCGGTTTAATCACTTTTGCTTCTCCTTAAATTTCGCAGCAACCGGCTGCGTCGGTAGTAATTCTGGTCGGCCAGCAAGTTCCCGCCTAATCCCCTGCACAATCCCCCGCCGCGAGGGCAACCGCGTTAGAGGTCAGACATCGAACAGTTCGCCCATCGAAGTGCGCGCAGATTCCAAGTTTCGGCAGCCCTGAACCCAATAGCTGCGCTTCAATTCCGCGCCGATAAATTGCCGTTGCATTTGCAGGCTGATATAGCCCTCGCTGCCAATGCCGGCGAACGGCGACAGCACGAGATCGCCGGGATTCGACCACAGCCGCAACGCACGTCGGATGACTCCCAGTTGCAGCGGGCAAATATGGCGCTCGTCGTTGTGTTCGCGGGCGCTACGGAATTGCAAGGTGTCCGATGGGTTTATGTCCATCCATACCGGTGATGCGATTTGCTGCCACTGTTCGACAGGGAAATCATCGGCATGGCCGACGCGTTCCGGATTGTCGCCGGGTTTGCGCATCGTTACCAGATAGTCGGGGATGCCTTGGCGCGACATGCAGGAATCTTTTTTGAGTTGTTTGTGGAGCAGGCCGATAGCCTTGGTGCGCTGCATTGCGGTTACCGGGTCTTTCCAAATGCACACTTCGCTGTGGAAAATCCAGCCAGCCTCAATGTGCATCCTGATAAGTTCGCCGCGAAAGTCGCGGATGCCGATATAGCCGTGATGCGTTTTCGTGGTCGGCAGGTTCATGCAATGGAATGACGTGAGCCGGCCCGGTTTCGTGACGCGCAATAGATCGCGCACCAGGAACCGGTAATGCTCCATGAATTCTGCCTCGTCCGCGCAGTTACCCATATCGCGGTCGCTGTTGCTGTACGTGTAAAGCGATGCGAACGGCGGCGAGTAAATCGAGAATCCAATCGAATCGTCTGCGAGTTCGCTAACGACCTCGACGCAATCCGCCAAGTGCAGCGTCCATCCATCGCCGGTTTTCACGTCGCGCACATATTCCGATTTGCTGCGAATCGTCGCGCCCTTCAATGCTTCGCTATTTAGGTCTTTCATGTGTTCAACCATCGACTCAGCCATTTTCATTGCGTCCGACTCCTTGCGTTTGATGTTGGCAACGACCGCGCCCTCGGTTTCGGCGGTTATCACATGAACATTCACTGTTTTGGTTTGCCCGAAGCGCCAGCAACGGCGAACGGCTTGATAGAACTGCTCGTAACTGTCAGACAGGCCGACAAACGCCATATTGCTGCAATGCTGCCAGTTCATGCCGTAACCGCAGATCGATGGCTTGGAGACCAGCACGCGGATGTCGCCGTTGCTGAAATCCAGCATGGCCTTTTCCTTGTGCGCCTGCAAGTCTGACCCTTTGACTTGCACCGCGCCGGGAATTGCTTTCGTTAGCCTTTCGGATTCATCGTTGAGATTGCACCATACAAGGAACGGCTCGCTTGTCGCATTGACAATCGCCGCGCAATCCGCGACACGTTCTTCGACTGTGTTTCTGCGCTCGCGCAGGCGTTCTTGCAGCGTTTGCGCTTCCATAGGAAAAAGGAATTCTTGCCCAGGATTTTCCACCTTAACCGTGGATTCGTGCATCACCATTTCCGGCAGCTTGAACGCGCCATCATCGTACCCGAGGTCTGACGGCTTGCGAATCATCACGGCCCACGAACAAAGCCAGCGCCAAAATTCCGCCTCGGCATGGCCCTTCAATCGCCACTTCTGCGTCTCGCCGCCGTCATGCACAAAAAACATGGACAGCATTTCGGTATAGGACATGACGCCTAAGAATTGCGAATGATTCCCAAGTTCCATATAGTCATTCGGCGCTGGAGTCGCGCTGCACGCAAGCCGGAACGGAGTCTGCGCGAAACCATCAATAATCTGCGTGCGCGTCTTTCCGTCATAGCTTTTGAGTATCGAGCTTTCATCGAGTACGACCCCCGTAAATCTGGATAGATCGAACCTATCCAGCATTTCGTAATTGGTAATTGTGATAATTTCCGCGCCATCGTCGCGTCGGTAAACTGCAGGCACGTGGAATTTTTCGCCTTCGCGCTGCGTTTGCGCGCCCACAGCAAGCGGCGCAAGAATCAGCACGTCACCAGGAACGTGTTTAGCCCATTCCAGTTGCATCGGCGTTTTGCCAAGGCCGCAATCTGCGAAGATCGCGGCACGCCCTCGACGCAATGCCCATGCGACAATATCGCGCTGGAAATCGAACAACAATGGATTTAATGCCGGCACTTCGCGCAAACCCGTTGCCGGGTCTAATTTCGCTTTTGCCGCAAGAAACTGCTGATAGTCGTTCATATCTCTCCCCGCGCCTCCCGCAAAGCCTGATTCCAGACGTAGTCCGCGAGGTTCAGCTCGAGCCAGGGGCGCTTGCAATGGGCATGGAATCCAGTCAGCCCGCGCGGATCGCCGACAATTTCGCCGCAACAGTGGTGGCACATTCCGAAGCCGCACGCATCAGGTCGCGCGCTTCGCGTCGCGCGGCATGTTCTTCGCCGCCTCGAAGCAAAGGACGCACAGGTCATAGGTGACCTTGTAAATCGGCAGGTTGCTGTGAATTCCCATGCTGAGAAAATCGAATAGTTAAATCGGTGAATGGCTAATCAGGACTCTGCGGACAGCGCGAACCCTGGAGTAGTTGCCCTTGCGGTAGTAGTCCTGGCAGCCGTCGTCGAAGTACTGCAGCCAGGCAGAGTCGTCGTACGCGGCGTGCTGCGTGCTTGTCCAATACCACGCCGTCTCGAAGGCCTCGTCGGCGCCCTCCTTGAACGCCTCGGTCGACGTCTGCGCGGGCGCGGCCTGCGTGTACGGATACGTTGGCGGCGCTGCGCTGACGTTGATGCCGGCGCGCGAGTAACAATCGTTTTCCTCGGTGCCCGGCTTGAGATTGCGGTAGCAGAGTTCGAGGACGTCGATCGCGGGGATTGCCCAATCATCGAACCCGCCGATGCGCAGCGCGCGGACCTTCGCGGCGATCTCGCTGCCGGCGGCCGCCATCGCATCCGTGTTCGCCAGGCTATCGTTGAAGCCCGGCGTGCCCGCGACGCTGTCGTACTTCGAATTCCACACCGTGTCGTCGAGGTCGCCTTCGGCCTTCGGTGCGACGACGTTGGCGTAGATGTTGTCGCCGATGCGAAACAGCCCGGCGAAGAAACCGCCCTGGAATGCGGCGCCGATGACGGGGAGTGCTACCTGATTCTGTTCTGCTGTGTCCATTGCTGTCCTTTCGCGGAGTGGGTGCTGCGGTTATTTGTTGGCGGCTTCGCGCTCGAGCTCGCCGCGGCGCGCCGTGTAGACGTCGCGGAGCTTGTCCTGGTCGGCCGGCGATGCGAAGCTGCGGATCAAATCGGCGTCGGCATCGAGCATGTCGATATCGGTCGCGCGTTCCAGACGGCCCTTGAGCTTGTCGAACTCGGTCGGCGCCGGCTCGGCCTTGTTGATCTCGGCGAGGCGCGCCTTCACCGCCTTGGTGAATTTCGCGTTCTCGCGGATCTTGATCGGCAGGTTCTCGGCGTATTGCGTCAGTGACGGATGACTGAGGACGCCGGCGAGGCCTGCGATCGCTTTCTCGAGCGTGGGCTCTTTGACCTGGTGGCTGTCGGCCTCTGACCGCTCGCCAGCGATAGTCTCGCGGCGCTCTTCACCAGGCGCGCCGGTTGCGCCCGCGGGATGATCGATGATCTCGCCGGTACCGGCGTCGACGTTCCGGCGCAGGCTGGCGGTGTCGACTTGGAACTTCCCTGGCTTGGCCCCAGGCACCGCATCGAACGTGTCGTGGATTTCCTCGGCGGTGTTGAGGCCCATGCTGATCTCGGGCGCGGTCGTCTTGACGAGCCACGCTCCTGCACGGTACATGAGCATCAGCTCGGGTATCGTTTTCCATTTCGAGCCTTTTTTCTCGATCCAGCCTTCGGCTTTGG